AATCTTCAGAACTATACCTAAGAACGTCGCAACTGCAGATGCAGTTCCTACAACTTCAGGGCTGTAATTTCCCAACCAAAGCTGACTAATAGTAATATACAACGTGGCAGCAGCTGGAAGTCCTATAGTCAGTAAGTTCTTAATAAAATCATACGACTTATTCGATAAGTTAAACAATTAGCTCTCCTTCAGTTCGGATAAAGAAGGATACCCAGTTTCTCCTTCTTTACTTGATATCTCTACATACTCAGTGATACGCATTCTAGTGGTAGTATTATACTCGCCATCAATGCTCACTATGTCACCAACATTATAATCGTGTCTATACTTGTATCTCTGTGTCGGAGACAACTTTGGATTAACTAATGAGACCATCTTCTGAGACTTCAGAGCCTCAGCTCCGCGGACACTCATCAGGCCCATAATCTGATTGACTGCAGATTGGCTCATAAACGGATGAAATGTCAAATCTTCAGCAATGTCTGTAGCATCTAGATATAACCAGCGCCGATCGTACCCCTCAGGAACGACATCTACAAATAAATTAAGCCACTTATCATGAACTAACACCGCATTCTTGTACTTTCTCAATGACCAGAAGTACTCGGCTGATTCTAGGTCGCCATTCTCATATGAGAAGCTTACAGTCTTTGACTTGTCTTCTCCTCGATGGAATTCTAGAGCGAATAATCCATTGTCTCCCTGTCCTGGGATTTTTCCGGGTCTTAATGAGCGAATCCCAATATCTTCACCCTCAAGAAGCTTCAAGACTTCCGTATAAACATATCCTTGTTCTAGCAGCTTATTAATATCATTAGGGCTTATTAGTTCCTGCTTTAAGTCTGGAGATTCAAGTATAACAAGCGTTGAGATTCCATTTTTAGGATTATACAGTGCCGGTGGATAAATATGGTCTCGAATAAGTTTTGCTGCCTGACGCCATGGTCTGTCTGCCAAAGCCTGATAGCCCCAGGGTCCATATGCATACGTTCTTGTATTAATATTGAATCCAATCGCACGTTGATCCAAGAACGTCTCGAAACTACGCCCAGTAATCGTTAGTTCCATCCCATCTAAACCAGACGAAATATGATGATCTTCTACGATCATGAGTTCTCTAGTGTTAACGTGGGATATGAAACTACCAAGCGGGATTTGATCTCGAATGTCATGATCGGCTTTAATTGTAAATTCCCCAGCATCTCGGTAGCGCTCTATCCATGTGGCTTCATTCCAACCGGTTAATAAACTAGCATTCTTAAGCCAAATATCAATTCCATGTTGGGGTGGGAAAACCATGATGTCCATCTATAGCCCCCAGAACGCTCGCGAGTAACCGATATGAGTAACAAAGAAGTCTGTAGTGTTCAGTGCATATCGGTTGTCTCCTGGAAATATAAGAGGCCACCAGGATGCTGACGAATCAATCTTGTCTATGAGATTTATTTCGTCAGCATCCCTGGTGACCGATAATTTACGAGTACTAGGATTGCTGGAGAACTTTAAATGATCACCTGGTTGAAAACCCGTCCCCCCTACGAAATCATAGAGAAAACCGGCGTCAACACGGAACTTCCAGTCCGGGTTCCAGATGTCAAATATCTCAAACGTCTCAACGGTATCTGTGAAGTCACCCTCAAGACTAAAGCCTGTCGGCGCAGTTGAGACATTTTCCTGGATAGATTCTGGGAACTGCCCACCATAAATCGTAAGAATCTCGGGATACAACCCTCGGAATATAGGATCTATACAATTGAACGAGATGTTTAATGTCGGTTGCGCATCATTATAATTCATCTCTAGTTTGTCAATTGTTCCTTGAATGTCAACGACTCCTGCACCCTGATATGAGAACTCAAGTCTTAACAACCCGTCCTTACTATCGTAAATTCCGCGATAGATCCGGTCTCTTAAACCATTCGCGGTGTTTTCTGGGAGATCTGGAAGATAGGGGTTAAGAATTATCGTAAATTCTATAACTCTATTCTGCATCCCAATTATAAATGCATCAGAAGATCCGGAGGGTGCGCGAGGATTTCGACGCCGATCGAGCCCCATGGCATCAAGTCCACTAATCGACTTTAGCTGATACTCGCCTTTAGACACCAACGGAACAAGGAAGACATCAACAATCCACTGTCCACCAGCACTAACAAGCGTCATCCGGTCAATATTCACGGAACCTCCAATTCCATTTTGACGCGAGCAATCTGACTTCGCGTATTCCGATAAATATCATCAGCACTTAGAGCCTTAGGAGAATAGTTGTTCTGCTCGAACCGGATCTCGGTGGTTCCTGCCGTAGATACTTGTTCTTTAGAGCTGTTCTTTGTTGATGTCCTAGTATCTCTAGCAATTGTGGCTGCCACCGAATAAGAAACACCAGTTGGTATACCATTAGTCGATAATAGGGATCCGATGTTCTTTGCGTCCTTAGTGACCGACGTTAAATCCAGAACGGGAGTTATTGTTGGCTGGAAATCGGAGATGTTCATCATTCCAAACGCGAGGTCGTTCATGATGTTATTGAATGCTGACACTGATGATGCTGCCAGATCTTTAGACGCTATCTCGACACTACGGTCATCACGTAAGGCGTTGGTAAAGCCCTGCGCGACGTCCTGACCGATCCAGTAGAACACCTTTGAAGGCGATCGACTTAGGATTTTGTCTTTGAATGCACTAATGGCTCCACCCGCCAAATCCTTAACAGATGTGATTAACCCATCTGCCTTCGAGGCAAGACCTCCTGTAACTCCGTCTATAATGGCCTTAGCTAACTCAAGCCCCGCAGATCGAATTCTATCATCGTACTTCTTAATAGCTGCGGTTAAACCTTCTAGTAACTTAATGATTAACTTACCAGCCTTATCGGTGAAGTCGATGGCGTTATCAACAAGGCCGTCAAGGAACTTAATAGCGGTGTCTTTAGCACAAGTAATAATATCGTTGGCCTTGTTGCCGATCTCCTCGATGAGTGTCTTTATAAGATTAGCGACTGCGGCAATAACTTCAGTCGCATTATTAGAGAATGCACCTAAGAACTTGACCAGAAGATCAGTCGCTGTATTAACCAGGTATATAGCTGCGTTCCCGAGCCCTGTAATGATGGCAGCGAGAATATTCGCACCGGCCTGGATAACCTGTTCGATATTGAGAGCGATTCCCTGCAGAAATGACACCATAAGATTAGAAGCAGCAGCCATGAGTAGACCCACATTGTCGGCCAGACTCTGGACGAAGCCGGTTAGAATCTCAACACCAAGCTGTGTTATCTGGTAAATATTGTCACGAACACCCTGCATGAAGTTCAATAGAAGAGTAAGGCCAGCTTGAACCATCACTGGAGACTTCTCAATCAATATAGCTGCGGCCGTGTCAATCAGAGATGAGAAGGCTTCACCAACCTTCGGCATAATCTTGATGACCATATCTAGGATCTTTTCAAGAATTCCCTGGAAGCTGTTGATTATCTCTGGTGCGGCGTCCAGAAGGACCTTGACCAGACTAATAATTCCTTCGGCGAACGCCTTAACAAATCCTGGAACGGCAGCAATAATGGTGTTTAGCACCTTAACTAGAGACTGAATACTCTTCTCGCCAGCATTCCCTAATTCCACAAGAGCCTTTGCCACTAAGAATGCGCCAACACCAAGAAGGGCAAATCCGGCGCCTATAACCATTAATGCAATACCCATTGCTTGAAGAGCGCCTAGTACCGGCGGGAAAGCCGCTAAAGCTACCGCTGCCGCGCCAAGAATAAGAAGAACTCCAGCAATACCTAGGAGACCAACAAGAATCGTCCCCAAACCAAGATTGCCAACGATCTCAAGCGCCTTTGCTAGAATAATAACAGCACCAGCAACAGCGATGACGCCCATTACACCTAATGCTGCTCCTTGAATGGCATTCACCGCTAGAACAAGCATGAAGAGTGTTGCACCTACGCCAATAAGGCCGGACACCATATCGCTGAAACTCAGTTTCCCAACTGTCTCAATCGCCTTTGCAATGATCCATAAAGACACAGCCATTACACCAAGTCCGGCTGCAACTTTAAGAAGATCTAGGTCATTAAGAACATACGTGAATGCGGCAATTCCAGCTAAAGTGAAGCCTAGGCCTGTGAGACCACGAATCATCTCGTCCCAGGTCATATCAGAGAAAGCCTGAATAGCCTTATGTACACCTCTAAGCCCAAATGAGAACAGAAGGAAACTTAGGCCAACTTTCCCGACATCGGATCCACCCATAAAGTGGACTGCTGCAGCAAATAAACCAAGCGATGCCCCAACACCAACTAACCCATGCGCAAGGTCCTTCAAATCTATCTTTGAGAATAGGAATATAACGCCGGCCAGAACGCCTATGGATGCTCCTAGAACAATCAAGCTGAATGCACTTCTTAAGAAGCTCGCATTATTTTTAGCAAAGAACTGCAGTGCCATTGTAAGGATCTGGATTGCGCCGAGAACTCCAAGAAGTCCCTTAGCTATCTCGCCCAAACTAAGCCTCGACATCATCCACAAAGATACAGAAAGTACTGCTGCTGCACCAGCAAGAAGGATCATTGACGCAGCAAGACCCATCATCTTAGCAGGATTCGTCTCGATCTTTGCAAGTAGAGCCATAGATGCCACAAGCTGACCAAAGCCGACAGCAAGAGCGCCTAATGAGGCAGCAATCTTCTTAGCATCAATAAAGGAAAGAACCAACACAGATGCTGTAAGAACTGCAACTGCTGCGGCAATACGGAGAAGAGCATCGGCTTTGACCTTCAACTGGAAAGCCTTCAAGGTATTGCCGAACTCTTCAAATAGGCCAGAAACTTTCTCCAAGAAATCAAACTGACCGAAATCTAGTTTCAGACCCTTCTTGAAGAAGGCCGCAAGAAGCCCAGTAATTCCCCCAAGAAGACCTACTTGTATGACCTTTAAAGCAGGATCAAACGCATCAGCACTAAATACGCTGGCTACTTTAGAACCAATCGTCGAAAAGAAAGTGCTTATCGCATCCCAAATTCCAGTAAGAACTGCTTTGACCCCGTTGAAGAATGCCTTAAATCCGTCCCCAACAGCGCTTATTGCGCTCTTCGCCTTCTCTCCAATTACAGAAAGACCGCTAAGTTTATCGATTATCTTCGAGAGAAGACCCTCAGACTCCTCAGCGCCGGGGATAGCTTCCCCACTACCGCCACCGAATAGACCAGCTATCTTATCTTTAGCAGTCTGAATAATATCGCCAAGCTTCTGGACTCCGGAGTTGATGAAATCGAAGAACTTCTTGATTCCTCCGCCCTCAACAAGCATCTCACGAAGCTTGGATATGAAATTACCAACTCCGGCGCCAGCAGCTAAAGCATTACCACCGAACCCGAAGATTATTCCGGCGAGGTTGCTAAAGACACTGAAGATACCTTTAACAATTTCCACTCCTATTTTGAAGATAGAAAAGACTCCGGTAAATACGGCCTTAACCTTAGCGGCAGTATCTGCACTCAGTATAAGTTTCTGAGTGAATTCTTTAAGACTTGTCGTCATCTTGATGAGGGTCTCAGCCGTCATCGGCGGGAAGACAGTACGGAATGCGTCTTTGATCGGGGTTAGGATAGAACTTATGGCTGCCAGAGTGTTCATAAGAGCACTCATCAGTTCGTTTCGACCGCCAAAGGCTTTCCACCCCTGAAGAAGCGTATTTCTAGCATCAGACCAACGATCGACAGCGCCACCTATGTAAGAGTATAACCCAGAGAATAGACCTTTTGCTTCTCCGAAATCGCCGATGATCATTTTAAAGGTAGTAGACCACCCGGTACCAATAGCTTCTTTGATAGTTCCAACCAGCTGAGTTGCTGTTTTCACTTCTGTTGCTGCCGCCGTTGCAGTCTTAGCCATATCCTGAATGGCAGCAATTTGTGATTCTGAGAAACCTTTGGCGGCTAGGGAAGAGGCGTCAAGATCTCCGGAAAGTCCACCAAGAGTTGTAGTTAGAACATCAGCAGTGAGCCACCCCTGCTCTAGTGAGTAACGGAAACTATTACCTGCATCTTTCCACTGTTCGAATGTCTGTCCCATAGGAACATCTTTAAGTGTTCCCATAGCTTTAGCGGTCTCAAATAACTGCGTCTGGAATGCCTCTCCACCAAACCCAGCCTTCTCAACCGAAATCCAGTCCTGAAGTCTGACCGTTCCTGTCGAAATCGCCTGAGACAACTGATACATGCCGGTTGCCGCTTGTTCGGCATTTGAGCCGGACATTGCAGCAATGTTAGCAATACCCTTAATTGACATGACTGAGGTGTCTAGATCAACGCCAGCGGCGGTGAAAGTACCAATATTCCGAGCCATCTCGCCGAAATTGTAGATGGTCTTGTCTGAATACTCATTCAACTTATCAAGAGAGGCTGTGACCTGATCTAAGGTGGTCCCCTTGCTCTTGGTGTTTGATAGGATAGTCTGAATGGAGTTCATATTTGTCTCATACTCAGAGAAACCATCCATGATCGGCTTCAAAGAAAGAGACTTAGCAAGACTAAAACCAGCATCTATCGCACGATTCGTTATGTTTGCTAGAGCAGTAATACCAATTGTTGCTAAAGCTGCAAATTTAGCACTGACGCCCTCAATAGCAGATGCCATCGGCCCCATGTTGAACTTATTTGCTGCACCCTGCAGCTCGTTCATGCTATCTGCGCTCTTGGAGAAATTCAAGCTTTGCTTTAACCTCTCGAGGGTCGATAATGTGTCACCAACCCTCTTTTGGAAGGAGGTGTTATCAAATGTAAGAGAAACAACTCTGTTCTCTACAGACGTAGTCATGACTGCACCTGCCTCCAGATGTCGGAAACGATCTTGTCAAATACGGGACGAATCCCGGGATTGATATAGTCTCTTCCTTGAACGTACCCCCCATTACGGGTGCCGTGCCCATACTGGATAAGGATAGCGACCTGCTTGCCGCCTTCGATGTCCGTGTTGTACCATTCAATCCCGGGATTCGATTTGTCGCGGATTACACGATACCCCCATGAGTCTGCGGCCAGACCTGTATCTTCTGGTGTAGCATCCGCTAGAGCATCCACTCCCATTTTGCCATATCGAGAGAGGTTTCGATAAAGACTCCCATCGGTCATCTTCTTTAGGTATGCTTCGGTGTTCTTGAAGCTTCCAGTTGATGAAAACGAAAACATGGAGTCTCCTTAACTGAGTCTAGATGGTTCCGACGTCTTCAATGCTGAACGTATGTGCCTGATAATCTCCACGAATATCGGCAAACGCGTCAATCCATGCTCTAGCAATGAACGTGGTCGATACTCCCCATCCAGAAGGAATCTGGATCACTCGACTAATAGTCGCAGTGGTTCCCATGGCAGTTCCACTCTTAGGCGCGATAATAGAGTTGGTTCTCATCACGGGTGTAACTAAGTCGGTTGACTTAAAGATAGCAAAGGCACAGCCAACAACGGTTCCACCTCCGCCGCCACCTTCCATAAAGAATGTCTGAGCGTCAAACCTATAGTATCGGCCAACTTCCGGAGTTAACGTTATACTGAGACCCGTAACAGCAACCCAGTTACCGATGGAAAGTGGAACAAGAGAACTATTGGTAGTGCAGCCAAGAATGCCTTTCCCGGCGCCATCTACATATAACTTATTCGCCGCATCTGTGTCTGCGGTTGGCGCATTGCTGACTGTAGCGTCAGGAACAATTAATCTTCCAGCATCCGTAACAAATGCGCCAGAACCCTGAACGACAGTGCCTCCTGTCCCATCGGCACGAACGATGGCATTATCGGATGAGCCGACAGTCCCGCCAACACTTCCCGGAGGGCCGGTTGGGCCGGGAGGACCGATAACGGATCCAGCGTTTATGGTGCCTCCATCATGCCGAGATAGTATTAAATCCCCACTAGAAACTGAACCACTAACAATCGCCTGGTCCTCAATTGCCTGCATTCGAGCAGCAGTAAATCCTGTAACTGTAGCCATTAGAAATTCCTTTACTCTGTTGTATCAGAAAGACTATATGAATCTGGAGTCAAAGTTGTGACGTTTGCGTTAAGTATAGTAAATGTCCCTGTCGTGCTATTAACGGTTATTAGCTCTGCGTGATCGGTCGATGCCGTCCAGGTACCATTACCATTATCGGAAATACTAATAGCTACTATGCTAGATAGGTCTTGTGTGTCACTGATTCTATACTGAAAATCAGTCTCATATACCGCATTCGCCTTCTCTAATCTAAACTCGTCATTAGGCAAGAGGAATATGTATCCCTCATAATCACTTGATGCAGTCCATGTCCCATCACCATTATCAGTGATCTTCATATAGGCCCAGTTCTGCATAAGCATGGGAAGACCGAGTACTGTCTCTATCGTTGGTGTATATGTTTCGTCACCATAAAGGCGGCGCTCAATTTCAATTAGAAGTCCTGGATCAACTTCGTCAGTGATAATAGTCATATAAGTAATCGGCGAACCACTACCATCACTATTAAAATCTGATACCGGAGTCGGATACGTCGTTAACTCCCAGGCTATTTCTACTGGTTCTAAGCTATCAGCCTGCGTCTCATAAGTCCGATCGACTGGAGAAAACACGCCTAAGAATATAACATGAATTTTATAACCGCCACCGACATCTCCACCAAGATCATTCCCGATCTTTGTTCTATATGAGAATGCTACAGGAAGAGAAACCCGTTCGCCTGCGGTTATACCTCGTCTTGGTGTGTAATCCCCAGTGATATACTCTAGAACCCAAGGATATGTATAAGCAGTAACGGTTGCTGAAAAAGGCTCTCTAGTCTGACTCTCGCCTATCTTTACGCCATCATAATATATGTTTTCCTTAGTTCTTCCATGGTTCTCTTCAACGGAAATTAACCCGTTCCAGGGAAGAACGGTGCCATCGGTGAAGTAAAGAACCCCTCGGTCGAGACCCGACTCATATGCTTTCTGACCAACATCATCCCAAACAATTTGCGGCATATGTCTCCCTTTCTTATCCAGAAGTTCCAAGTTCACGTCGGCGACGAGCATTCAACTCTCTGTTTCTTGCCGCCGCTTCGTGTCTCCCCATCTTTTTCGGTTGTGAGTTCTTAAGGTTACATATTCTTATAAGTGAGAACAAGCGATTCAGATGCCAGTTCTCAACTTCAAAAGGAATGTTAAATGCGACCAACCAATAATATATGAGCTCCGAAGTTATTCTTTCACCACGACGCCCCTTAACTTCGGGCATCTCTCCAAAGGTCGTTGCTGACTCTGGCGACTCAATATACCGGTTTATCGCCTCAAAGTCACTTTGCGTAAGAATTGATATTGGATCCTCAACAGGATTCTCATTTGTAATCATAAATCGTATATAATCTAGAACTTCATTTGTATCTTTCTCATCACTATCTAAGAATGGTCTTTTGTATTTTGACTCCCATTTTGACAGGGAGATCAGAGAATGTTCAAGTTCTAGGATTAATCCGTTCTTTGTGATAAATGATTGCGTCTCTTCGTCAAAGAACTCGTCTCCACCAGTTTCAATCTGTAACATTCTCTGATCTCCCTTGTCAATTGAATCAGAAGTCGAAGAACCAATCGTCGTCGACAACGGCCGGGAACTTATACCCGGTGTTCGGCATCGCCGTGACGATCTTATCCTCAGTAATGGCGGGCTGAGCACCAGAGGTGAGAGCCACACCATCCATGTAGTAGGTGACTCCGGTGACCGAAGGAATCGTAATGACCTTCGTACCGCTATCATAAGTCGGAGCCGTAGGCGTAACCTCAGTCAAAGCACCAGAGAAGATCGCCAGAACTGCGGCGGGCGTTGGCAACGACGGATCAGTACCAGCCGTACCGTAGAGGAACTGCTCAAGCTCAGCCAGATCACCAGCAGAGACCTGAGTGGAATCAACCGTGATGATCGAAGTCGGAGTGTAACCAGCAACAGCAACCGGAACCGTGGTAAGCTCCCAGCTGAACGTGATAGCCTCAGGCGAATCGTTCACGGTAGAGTAGGCCCGCTCTGAAGGGCTTGCGCTGCAACCATAAATCATATGCAATTTATAGCCATGCGCGTCACCGTCAAGATCATTACCAATCCGAGTCCGGAAAGACAGACCAAACGACTTCCGGCTCTGCTGTCCAATGGTAACGCCAGGGCTAGGGACACCAAGACCATCAAACGGCGCAAACTCATCGGGATAAGTGAACGCCTCAATCGTGGCGCCAAACTCCTCAGCAGAGAAGAGGTTGAGGTACTTGACGTTGTCGGCGTACTGGGCACTCGGCTCGGCGCCAGAAGGAGACTCCGTAACGGAGGTCAAACCATTCCAAGCTACGCCATTGTTATAGACGCCAGAACTGTTAGGGATGTAGAGGACGCCACGATCGACACCAGTCTCATAGACTCGCTCGCCAATGCCGTCCCAAGTCAGGATAGCCATGTTATCTCCTCAGAAGTAGAGAGTGTATACGTCATGATTCAGATTGTCAGCCGTAAAGAAACGCTCAAAACGAGACATCGGTAGTGCGCCAACCTTAGCGGGTATGAGGCTGTCTGGGTCTCGATCTATAACAGTTATCTGATAGCGAATCGTCGACTTATACGGATTGTCATCCGCGTATTCTGTTTGAATTTTGTCTCGATGATAGACAATGCACGGATATTTCATTTTCACCGTCGGAGGAGGTTGAAAATATACATTGTCAGTGCCGAGAATTGAAACCAGCTTAGTCTGGAGCTGGAGGCGTGGGGCCATTGTAAACACTCCCAAGACTAAGGATAAGCCGGGGGCTTCTGACCTCGACCGAAGTCACAGACCAGAGAACCCCCGACCATCGCACGTATTTAATATCAAAGAAGTGTTCGACGGCATACTCATCAGTAACTATACTAATTGAGTTCCCCACGGATATATCGTTATTAAGTGATTCTCCAGATTCCAAACGTCGAGTGTTCCTAATAACATCTCCAAAATATGGAAACTCAACAATCGAATCAACCCAAACGCCAGAATTGTCTGGTGTCTCTATAGACTCACCATAACCAACTTCTCCGTGAAATCTTGCCATCGTAACTCCTTATCAGGCGTCGTTCTCGAAGCTCCAGGTGTCATCATCACTGGTCGCGAAGTAGTAACCAGCAGCCGGCGTGGCGTTAACCACATAGGTCGTCCCAGAAGCAACAGCATAAGGCGAGCCCGCTGCGTTGATAACCGTACCGGAGCCATTCTTGTAAATGACACCAGTGGTGTTAACAATCGTCACCTGAGTACCATCGAAGGTCGGAGCCGCAGGCGTCACCAACACGTCCGAGCCAGCAACCTTCTTGATGGCAATAGCCGACTTCAACTTAGTAAGAGCACCAGAGATACGCGTCTCAATCAGATACTTGTACTGGTTGTAATCGATGTCGAAGTCATCGAACATGCTGACGTTCCCGCCCTGATCGGCGCCAATGACATAGTCCGACATGTTGACAAGAACACCAACAATGTCCGGGTACTCCTCCATTGCCTCGACCGGAACAATCTCCTTGACCCGGAGCTCAGCACAGACCTCATCCAGGCTCTTGTAGATGCGACGACCGACAGTATCCTTGAGGATCATGAACTTCGAGATCACGGTCTCGGTAGTGTAAAGGGTCGGAAGACCAGAACCACGGTACATCGCCCGATGCAGAATAAGAGCATCGATGACCTCAGAAATCGAGGAGTTCGAGTCATCAAGATTCACGTTGATGACGGAGGTGTACAGCTCATGGTCCTTGGCGATCGGACGAATGTTCTGCTCGTTGATCTTATCCTCGTGCGAGACATCACGACCATCCGAGAGAAGAATCGCTCGCGCAATCTCCTCATCGAGCATGATCCGCATCTCACCCTTGAGCCAGGCAACAACGTCGAAGTCAGTGATGTCGACCATATCATCACGATCGAGCTTCTGCTTCTTGTAGATCGTGGTGGGAATCGTGACACGAGATGCAACCGGGAAGAACTCTTCCTTCTTCATCGTACCAGTAACATAACCCTTGGCTCGAGCGTCCTCATAAGTGAGGTCTGCCGAGATGGTCTTGATCCGGCTGAAGGGGCTCTTTCGAGCGCCATTCAGAACGTTGTTAACCCACTCAGTACGCCGAGCAAAGAACTCTGGAGTGGAATTTAACGTCTTGGCTTCCGGGAAAAGGACGTTGATATCGGTGATGCCATGCTGGAGAGCATAACCATCAACGGCATCCTTCAGGGAACCAAGTTTAGAGGCATCAGCAACGATGCCCTCAATGTCAGCATGCGAAAGCGTGATGGCAGACCCACTGACGCTATCGGTGTCCTTCTCGAAAACATTCTTCGACACGTTGTCACCTTCCTTATCGGAGTTTGAGTGCTCGGCAGTATTATCATATTCCTCGACGATGCTCATAGCCTCGCCAAGCATGTAGTGAAGCACCTGCTTCTGTTTCTCATTCATGGACTCATAAATATCTGAGATGGTTTCATCATCATCATCCGATGACCCATCATCAGCGTGCTCAATCTCAGTATCATCACCAGAAGAGTGCTCAACACCAATGTCTTCGAACTCAAGTCCAGTGTAAATAACAGCCTCATCATCCAGAGTCTCCTCAAGGCCGTCCGAGTGTCGAATAGTGACACTCTCAATAACAGCCCCAGGGTTTGCTCCAGACAGAACGAGACTAACCTCACGAATTGCTCCGTGCATAACTCGCTTCGAGCGCTCAATCAAATCGTTTGCCCAAATCGACATCATCGTGATGTCGCCATGCTCGAGGAGCCCGGCGGAATGCTTTGCCTTTGCTGAGTCATTGAAGAACCCATAGGCATACATTCCATCAGGACGAGCCTCAAGAATCGCGTGCCCAAGAACATTCTCGGGATCGGTGTGGCCATGCTGCCAAACAAGAGGCACCTTGACCTGGTCCTGATGTGCAAACGCACTAGGCGTAATAACTCGCCCATCAGTACACTTAAGCCCCGCCTTGGTGGCGTAGCCGCTAAAATCTGCTTCCATTTTGACGTTCCTTTCTTAAGAGCTAGCCACGTCGGTGGAAATTGACTGTTGTGGCATGTTGCTATTCACAAGTTGGTCTGCTTTTGGATCGTTTGCTGGTGGGAATCCAATAACCCCACGAATCTCATTAGATGTAAGAATCTCATTCCTTGTGAACTTGTCCGCAATCTCAGCTAACTCAGAAACTGGGACTAGCTGGAATGGATCTCTCATGTACTGGATTCGCTCACCTTGATTGGTTCTACTTAAACCGATGAACGATCTCTGCATGGCTTCTGTTACCGAATCGAGAACAGGCTTAATAGATCGATTATAATAGTTAATCATGGCTTTCTCATCGGCCGTCCCATTCATAATGTCTTCGGTAATACCAAGTTGTGCATACAACATGGCAGTTAGATATTCGACCTGCTTAAGCAAGTTGTTTTCTGCTGGTCGGTTCAATTGTGTGATCTTTTCGGTGCCATCGGTATACGCGATACCATACTGGCTACCTTTTAACTGTTCCTGAATGTCTATACGTCGCTGATCAGCCTGAGCCTTCCTAGCTTCACTCTTAATAACATATGGCAACTGTATGATCAGGTCTAACTTACCAGAACTCGATTGCTCATCGACAGCGTCCAAAAGCGTTAGCTTACGTAAGAGCCTCTGAAGAGTCGAATTCGGCTCATTCATTACCGCAAAGAGTGGGTTCTCGACGATAGCCACGTAGTTCTTCTCTAATATAATCTCTTGCCTTTGTCCTCGAGCCTCATTATACAAACTTACTCGAACGTGTCTTGGATACCACTCGACTATTTCACCGACACGAAGCGTGTAGATGTCGAATGAATCTTTTACTTCTGGGTTATAGTCTGTATCAACGGGGACAATTGCTGCACAACCACTATCAAATAATGTAGAGGCTATATCTTGCCTAAAAGCTCTAGGCCCTTGATCGATGTTTGGTTGTAGAGTTAGAGCGGCATTAAGGGCGGTTGGCATCTTATTCGAATATCGACCCTGCTCATCGACTCTAATGTGTTGATAACCTATACCGGCGATATCAACACTCATCCGAGTATAGATAGACGTGACAATTGACCGCTCATTATAGTATCGGAGGCGCGGTCGGTCTTGTCGAATACTGCTGCTTGGTCCGACGTCTAAGTTATAACCGACAAATTCCTGGTCATTACTCCGAAAAGCATTCCATGCTCCTCGAAGACGATCTAGGACTGCCATGTGCATCACCTCCTAAACTATGGCAATATGTACGTATCCGATTATTAGTCATCAATAACTAGATCTGAGAACTTCCTACTCCCGATCTCTCTTAGAAAGTCCATTGTGGTCGCTTCTCCACGTAAGGTTCTCTCTTTAACTTCCTCTAGCCGCTGAGCCTTTCTTCGTGAGGCTCCCTTAAGTCCTCCTCCTCGAATATAATTCACTAAGCTTAACTGAGAAGAGGCATTTATCTTATCAGCAGCAGAACCTTTACCAGCACCCACACGTTTAAGACTCTGAAGATTTCGCTCTTTTCGGTATCCCCAACGCATACCTTTCTTACCATAATGTTCTAAGTAGATATCTGTCATGAGAAATCCCATCACTCAAAAGAGTCCTTATTTGCCTTGTACGCTATATATGCGTCCATAAGAGCGGACACATTATCAATCTTCTCTTCGGCTCGCTTCTTAAGAAGCTTTCTATTCCCGTTTGTGTCTTCAAGAGTTACGGCATTACCCATAGCAAAAGCCATCAACTCTTGATCGAACAAAAGGGCCCTCTGCTCGGCAAGAATTTTTAACTCACCAAGTGGGACAGACTCAGTTTTTGCCCCTTGAATAACTTTCTCAATACCAAATGGACCGTTCTCGACTTCCCATCGAGCCACAAATTCTTTTGCGTTATACGGGTCGAAGCCTAATGCTCGAACGTCATAGTCGTTATGCGTTATGAATGAATCGAGATCATCATAGACTTCCATCATATCAAGAATGTTACCTTCAAGAACATGGAGACTTCCTTCTCTTATAAATTCGTCATACTTTATCCGCATAGCCGCAGGAAGTTTCATAAGAGTCAAAGTTGTTATGTAACTCCGAGTCTTTATGCCAAAGGCCCCATTTGATAATGGGAACAAGAACGTAAATGCACAGAAATCGTCGCCCTGTGACAAGTCAGCACCAAGAGCACATGGTATGTTCCAGAACTCTCTTGATCTTTGCGGAAGAGTCTCCTCATAAGTGAAGAAGTAGGTATACCCTTCCATTGGAATACCAAACCGTTTTGCTAAAATATCATTTCTTGCCGCGGGAGCTTTCTCTGCTCTCTCAACATCTAGATGATAAACGTCATAAGTAACAGTCAATCCAAGATTAGGATTTGCCTTAACCCAGGTAGAAGGATCTGCAACTTCTTCCACATCATCAAGTTTATAATGCCATATAGAGATGTGGGGAGCCTGATACTCACCTTTAAGTATGGATTGTAGTTCCATTTTGATTGTATCGCCGGAACCATTCCGAATAGTACCCTCTGAGCTTATAGCGACGATAAGATAGTCATCCATCTTAGACGCGCCCTGTTCAATGGCACCAACCACGTCTTCTCGGATGTCTCCAGACAACCATTCGTCAATAGTTGATACTTTTGGCCTTAACCCCTGAAGTTTATTAATAGCCATTGGGCGAACTTCCAACAAAGAACCCGTTAAGAAGTTCTCAATGCCCTTCTTTGTCGATGCTAACTTCACTCTTTCAGCAATTGATCCAGAAGTATTTCGAATGCTGCCTTCTGTCAGAAACTTGAACAGTGGGCCTCTGGCTCTTGTGATAGCTGTCCGGAAGGGGGACATAACCTCATCGGCCTGCTTCATGGTCGGAGCGGTGGTAACCTGATGGGTGGTTGACGTGTCAACATTCAGAAAGTACGCTTGAATCGCTGCTGCGTACATAGACTTTGCTGCTCCACGTGCAACAATCAAGTACTGTTTCGTGATCAGACGTTTCTTTATCTGTCTTGTAACATAATGACCTGGAGCCCCATCAGATCCTGGTTGATACACACTTCGTTCTATAAAGAAATACCAACCAAAGATCTGTTCAGCCCATAACTTGAAGGTGTCAAGAAGATGTAAGTCCGAGCCATCTGTTAATGTAAGTTCATACTCACAGTAACGAATGAACCCCTCAACGGGCTGCGGATCATAAAAGATGTTAGGATTCGCAATGAGATCGTCAATCCTGTTCATCTCCATAGAGATCTCACGATTGACTGGAATCTCACCTCTTAATACAGCATCACGAAATTGCCCATAGTAGAGCGGCGTCTCAGTATTAGACAGTGCCAATCACTCCACCTCCCTTTTACTTCTTCTTGGGGAATATCTCCTTATAAATCTGTTCCCCTCTGCTCTTTCCAAGAACCTGATGTGTAACCCCTCGTACCAGTTGCTTCATCGCATATGTCATAAGTGAATTGGCAACTGTCTGAGCGCCTTGCTCTCCGGCCTTCTTCATAATCTTCGAAGAGAGACGCTCACCTTTCTGCGTTACAGATGACTTGGAAAGCTCACTATAGCGCTTCTCTAATTCCATTCGCTTTATGGCGTTCTGAAGTTCAGAGTCTGACATACGCTTCTTGCCTTTTGCGCTGCCAGGCTTATGTCCGTAATTAGCTCTTGGGTCGCCCTCTTTGAATGCTCCAGAGTTACCAGACTTCGGCTTGTTTGCCTTCGTTCCAGAACGCTGCCGACGTACGCCCCATTTTTGACCTTTAACGCCGTGATGTTCAAGAAAATCTAAAACTTCTTGATCCATATTGAACCTCCTCTTTTAAAAGCTAAACCTTCTTCCAAAGAGAAGGCACCTTGTCGGGTTCCCAACCAACCATAGTGGTGTGGGCCTGGATTGCTTCATACGTAGCCCCATTGTATTCCAATTTCTCACCAACTTTTACCGCTATGTTCGGAATCCACTTAACCATGTCTGGTGTTCGAAATACCCGGTACAGAGCTGGCGTCTTGGTTGGTGACCAGTCATCTTGCGTGGTGTGTGCCTGTATGACCTCAATGAGTGTTCCGTCCCAGGAATACACGTCACCAGCCTTGACTGACATTCCAGACTTCAACTCATCAAATAAGGGAGCAACAGTTTGTGCATCTTCATCTGAGAGATTATCAAGAGAAGCCTTAATATAGATGACAGATGCCTCTGTTGCGGCTTTAAGTCTCTGAGATATCTTTTCAATTCTTGGATCAACCAAAGGAATCCCCATTTCAGTCATGCCGACTTCATAAATCTTCTGAAGTTCTTCTATCTGATTTTCATCAGTGCTCATTCAATGCCTCCGCCGACGGGATCGTAGGTCTGAGTGAAGATCTCAGGCTTGCATGGATGGAACTCCCCCTGGACCCCGCGGATGATGATGTCGTCGGGGTGGGCGAGCATGAAGCCTTCGGGGGTGGCGATG